CTACAAAAGTAGTGCAGGTCAAGGCAAATGGATTTAGCGGTATAGCGCCTTATAACTGTCGTGTCGACATAGCAGGATTAAAGGCGAATGATACGCCGATAATCAGTCATAAATTGCAGGACGGTTTAACGGATGCAGGGATAATAAAAGCGGCGTGGAAATCATATAGTTGTATTGATAGAATAGAAGTTTATGATGGTTATATGATAGTCAAATGCTACAGAAAAAAGCCACAGCAGGATATATGGTTGGCAGTGAAGGGAGGTTAATTGTATGGCAGACGCAATATTAATACAAGGCGGTTCAGGCGGAATAGATAGCAGTGATGTAACTGCTGCTAAAGCGGATATATTAGAAGGTAAAAGCACAATCACTTCAGATAGTGATGATGAAGTTGTGCAAGGAACTATGCCGCTATTGATGGCTAATTCGGATATGATAAACGTTATGAAAGCATATCCGAGAGTGGATCAGTGGGGCATGGGTGGGGTAATTGATAGCGCTAGTATGGGAAGGGGACTTATAGTAGCATTAAGACCTGAAGATGGAAAAAGGTACGCTCTTGATAGCAATAATGTTTTTGTATTTATTCCTTTAGCAGACTTGCGGGCTGAGAATATAAGATCGGACAAAAATATAGCCGGTGTGCAAGGTAATATACAAGTTATTGGCAAAATAGGAGTTGCTCCCGGCAACGGTTGGTTCAATAATGAATTTATGTTCATATTAAACATCCCACAAGGAATATATGAAGCACAGGGTGAAAGCTGGGCGCCTGAGTTGCGTGTACCGATTCAAAAAGTAAGAGAAATTTTAGGAATATTGGCACATAAAATAGCAGCAGATGAGAGTATTGCAGGGGTTCAAGGTACTTTGCCTGTGTGGAACATTGCAATATCTGGCCATGGAGATGTTATGTATGCATGGGCAGGGGAAGGACATTATTACGATCATCCTGTAGCGGGTAGAGGGGTGATTTTAAGAATACCTAATAATCACGTAACAAGAGGCGGAAACTGGGTATATCTTGCTGAACCTGATCTAGTTGCGTCAAATATCCGAGCAGGTGTGAATATGTTCGGAATACAGGGTGAAATGGTCGACTATGGAGCCGGTGGCACGGCTTTTAATGGAGCCA